TCACGCGATCCCGAGGATCGCCTTCTCAAAGTATTCGAGCATCAAGGTGGTTTTTTGTTCGGTGGTCAGGGCCGCCCAGTCCCCGGATGTGGTTGCGCCGATCTCCTTCACGCGGGTCTGACGGGTCAATTCCTCTACGGAAACGGGCATCACCTCGCGGGGCACGACCACGAGTTCGCCGGTGCCGACGTCCCGCGTGATCCGCGCGGCGATCTTGTAAACGGCGCGATAGGTCTCGTCGCTCACCTGGATTACGTGCCAGCCCTCGGTGGATTCAACGCCGACACGGGCTTTTCCGAGGTCCAGCATCTCCTGGTCAGTCGGCATTTCCACGAGCGGGCGCAGGCGCGTCCGGATCACCAGGTTGCCCGCTTCGTCGAATACAAATTTTACCGGCATGGTTTCATCCTCCTCACACGTAGCCGCCGAGATCGGGGCTCGCGAGAATCATCACGTAAAAATTGGCGCGGCCGCCCTTGTAGGTGCTCGCGTCGAAGATGCCGTCCCAGGTCGAGTGGGCGTAAGCGATCCAGAGTTCGCCATCGTAATCGTCGGCGAGGATTCTCCACCCCTGGGAGCCGCTGTCCTGGCTACCGCCCGGCACGTAGACCATCGCCGCGCCGCTGCCGGTTTCCTGGTCCGACCAACCCGTCTGCGAGAAATCGATACCCAGTTCGGTGTAGACCTGGGAGACGTTCATTCGAAAGTTGCCGTAGGCCGTGCCGCCCGCTGTCGCGCCCCAGGTTCCCTTGTCGTTGCCGTTGGGCATGAAGTTGGGATCGTTGTAGAGCGAGTAGCGGGACGTGGTGAGGACCGTCAGAATCCGATCCCGGAAGTCCGCGCTGCCATCGATCTTCCGGTACTCGGCCAGGGTGCCGCTGGAGTTGGAGCCGACGGAAGTGCTGGCCGTGAAGTACACGTAGTCGGCATTCACAGCATGGACGACCCGCTTGAAGGTCTCGGCGTCGCTCGTGTTCCAGAAGGTGACGATCATGTCCGGTTCGAAAACCGAAGCGTAGGTCGCATCCACCATCCGGCAGTAGCCCCGCGTCTGGCCGTCGTAAAAAGTGGTTCCGCAACCGGCGACCTTGCCGATGGCGAGCACGCCTTCCCAGGCCATGCTGACGCCGCCGAGCATCGACACGCCGGGATCGTAGTGGTCTTCCGCATGGCGAAAGATGTTCCGGCGGTCCGGCAGGCTGATCATGTCGCGCTTATCGGAGACCACCTCCACGTCGCTGCTTGTGGCTCGGCACTTGTACAAATGGACGCCGTTCCATCCGGATTGGGACATGACCGAGTTACCCAGGGAGTTGATCGAGCAGTACCAGGTGCCCTCCGTTTCCATGCTATCGGACCAGTGGTCTTGAACGGTCACGAGCTTGCCGTTGAGGAGCACGGTTCCGGCGGCGATGTGTAGGGACATGCCGTTGACGCTCAACACGTCGCAGCCGGTGAGCACACCGTCGCCGTGGATGCGGTCGCGCATGTCATTGATCTCGGTCTGGCGATAGTACCGGGCATCATGGTCGCCGTTGGTTCCTCCGGTATCGGGCATGTTGGTCAGATCGGCGTGGCTGATCTTTTCCTGCAGAGCGGCTGTTTTGATCGTGCCATCATTGTTCAGAGACACGTCGAGGCGGGCGTCCAGGTCGGCCATGCTGCCCCGCGCGTCCTCCACCTCGTCCATGACCTGGTCGAGCAATCCGACTCGGCGATAAGAGCCATCGTTGTTGAGCGAAACGTCCAGGCGCACATCGAGACTGGCCGCCGAGCCGCGCGCCTGCTCCACCTCGTCCATGACCTGGTCGAGGAAGCCGACGCGCTTGTAGGAGCCGTCTTCGTTCAGCGACTGGTCGAGACGATCATCGAGACTGGCCCGGCTGCCCCGCGCGGCGATCACCTCTTGGGCAAGGGAGACCAATTCGGTGAAGCCGTCGGGGGTCAGTTCGGCGATGCGCGTCCAGGTGATCGGATCGCCGTCTGCCACGCCTCCCGGATGGATGAACACGCGCATCCCCGCCGTGAGACTTTTCGCCGAAAAATCCGTGGGCACAATGGAGACGAACATGGCGATCTTCGCGCCGAAGCGGATGCGCCAGGTGTCGGCGGCATCGTCCCAGTAGCAGTTGTAGCGAAACTGGGTGATGAAATTGACGATCTCCGAATACTGGGTCGCACCGCCCGGGATGCGGCAGTAAGCCAAGGGGACGCAGTTCTCGGGGATATCGGGCAAGGCTGGTGTAGGGCTCGGCTCGCCCTGAATAATCGCGTACATGGCCACAGGGGGCGGCACGGAGCGCAAATAGCGGTGCTCGCAGACCACCAGGTCCCAGCGTGGATCGGCTGAAGCGTTCGCCGGTATCGGCAGAGCGTCGATAATCGGCTCGGTCTCCTCGATCCGGCAGTAATCGTTGGTGACCAGGACGCCCGCGCGGATCGTGATGGTCGTGGCCGGATCGGGACCGGTGGAGCCGAGGGTGACCTCGAAGCCCTGCTTGACGCCCGGCTCGATGATGCCCTCCCATCGCCGATTCAGAAGCTCGGTATCCTCGGGATCGCGGTATTGGAAAGAAATCTTCTGGGTCATGGCAAATTCCATCCGTCAAAGGCGTTGGCCTCATCAAAATTTTCGCCGTCGTCATACACGTCCAACGGCAGTTCGATCTGGTAAACGGCGCGGGCATGGGCCGGGCGATTGCGGTCCACCTCGCGGTAAAGTTCGTCCTGGGTGACGGTGATCGGCGTTCCCGCGTCCCAGAGCCGCAGCACAAATTCAGCCCAGTAGCGCCGGGTGATCGTCCAGACCTCGGTCACCTGCGCCCCGAAGCCGAGGTCCTGCAGCATCTGCAGCATGTGGGGCTTGGTCCCGACCTTTTGCTTGCGCGCGGCCGCCTGAAAGATGCGCAGCCGGTAGGCCGCGTCCGTTTCGCTTTCGAAGCGCCGCGTTTCGCGTTCCTCACCCAAGGCTTCCAGGTGCTCGCCTTCGGCGGTCTCAACGGCGTGCTGGGCGCGCATGGCGGTGATCTCGCCCTTGGAGGCGTCGAGGGTTTCGCCCTGGATGTTGACGAGGTTCCAGGTCGTGGAACCGGCGGGATCGACCGCGCCTTTCTTTTTCAAAAAGCCGGGCAGAATCCACCAGAGATATTCACCGATCTTGCTCATGCCACGGCTCCCTCAAATCGGATCGCGAGCGTCCGGATCGTCGGCAATTCGTCGGTGTCCACGTCGATATCCACGAGCGGGGCAACGAAGCGGACGTCATAGACGCCGTCCACGCTCATCACGATCTCGACCAGCTGGTTGAAGACGACCTTCTCGCCCACGCCGAGGGACTCGATCCACGGGTATGTCGGATCGCCCTGCGGCTTGAAATACGCCTGCAGGCGTTTGCGGACTTCGGCCTCGATGGTCGATGTGGGCACCCACCGCCTGGGCACGATGGCGAAGTCGAGATCGACCTCGATCTCATCCGGGGCGAGGACATGGGCGTCCACGCACAGGGGCCTGTTCTCATCGATAATGGCTTGCACGTCGTCGATCAGGCTTTGCGACGGCATGCCGCCCGCGCCGAGGATGTAGACGTTGACCGTTCCTTGGCCGCGCGGATGCTGCGAGTTGACGAAGGCGCTGGTGACCCGGGCATCGGACAGCGCCCAAGATATGTAGGCTCGTTCCGTGCTGCCCTGGGTCAGTTCCTCCCAGGCCAGAAAGCAGCGCGCCCGTAGCGAGGCGTCGGTCTCCTCGTCGGTGCCTTCGCTGGTGATCCAGTCGGCGCGATTCTCGACACGATCCACGCCTCGTATATGGATGGCGGTTTTCTGGATTGATCCGGGGCCGACGTTATGGGCAGCGCCGGGCTGCTCGGCGACAACCGACGCCTCGATCTCGGTGGTCCCCGTCGCCAGGATCGCCTCGTCTTTGGTGAAAAACCGATACGCCTTCCCTTCCTGGTCCTTGAGCGTCGAAACGATGGTGCCCGCCGGGATGACGATGTTTTCGTTCTTGGGAACCGACCGGCAGAAAAACACGATGCCCTCGGTCGCCTTCGCCGGATGACGCGTGACACCGAATTCCTTGGCTTTGAGATCGAGCCAGTAGCCTGTGGCTGTGGCGATGAATCCCGCCTTGAGGCAGGCGAGCGTCAGGTCGCCCAGGTCGGCGATGGCCGCGCCGAGGATTTCCACCAGGGTACGGATGACGGAACCCACGTTGAAGTTCGTGAGCTTGGTGCGTGCGGCGATCTTGGCCAGCATGTCGGCGACGATCTGATCGTAGGTGCGGATGATCATTGCGCCGCCTCCCGCGTGAATATCCGCGACACATCGTCCAGGCCGTATTGCCAGACGAAGTTGAGCGGCACGATCTGGCCGTCGGAAATTGCCGAGGCCTGAATGGATACGGAAAGCTCGGTGTCGGAGTAACGCTCCATGTCGACCTGCACCGTTTCCGGCAGCAGGCGCGGTGCGACGGAAGGATCGTTGATCAGGGCGTCGCGCACGGCCCGCTCGACGTGACGGACAAATCCGGCCTTGTAGCTCTCGCCGAAAAGCCGCCCGATTCCCGCGCCGTATTCCGGATGACCGAACAGGTCCTTGGGCAGGGTCTCCAGGAGATCGGCGATATCCTGGAGTAGGCAGACCGTGCCGCGCGGGGTGAGCGCCAGGTCGCCGGTCACCGAGATGGCAAGATCGCCGTCCTCGTCGAGCAGCAGATCGCGTCCGAGGTTGGGAAACCGGTAGGAAGTAGAAACCGCTTCTTCTACGTCATCGTCCTCGGGCGCCCCGGCATTTTCCAGGTAGTCATCCAGCAAAGCCGAGACCGGGTTCCCGGCGCAAAGCGCGAATAGTTCGAGTTCGACTGTATCGGCGGTTCCCAGGTATTGGGATATTTGCAGAAATCCCTGGCCGTCGTGCAGATCGGCTTCCACGCTCCAGATGTTGCCGCTGCGGGAAAAGCGCAACGTGGCGATGGCTTGGTCAATGCCGGTCGGCAGCGGTACGACGCCCATCGTGTAATCGTCGTGAGTGAAAAACCAATCCGGCGAGGGCAGTTCCGGCTCGACGCGCAGGTGGGCAAGAGCCAGGTCCAGCGCGCCGAAACGCCAGAAGCCGATTCGCTCGGGGATATTTCCCGGCGTGCGCAGCACCACGACCGCCCACCCGAAGTTCAGGAACGACGGGTTGACAGTAATCGTCGCATCCATTTCCACCGAGATAGAAAAATCGCCGGTCAACGCGGCACGGCGGCGCAGCAGGGAATATCGTGGATCGAGGCTTTCTCCATCGGCGGCATCGAGGCGCAGTTGCCCATCATTGAGCACCACGGTGTTCGCGCCGGTCGTGACAATTTCCCAGGCGTCGGCATCAATCAGGAGTCCGTCGAAATGGTCGATATATCCCATCTCACACCCCCAGGAAGTCGGCCAACGGCCCGAAGTCCGCGCCGCCAGCAAGCAGGCATGCGCCGAACACAAACGAGTCAGCGGGCAGCGGGAAGGAGTCGTCGGCCTCGCTGATCGCGTCGTACAAGCCGGGGAAGCCGGTGGATGATTCGACCTTGAGAAAAAACAACCCGGTCAGCGTGAGGATCGCCATGATCCGCTCGATGAGGTCAGTGATCATCTGGGCGATCTGGCGCAGCTTCTGGGCTTTTTTGTTGAGGATTTCCGCAAGCTCCTGGAGCAGCGCCAGGAAGCCGTCGGCCACGCGCAAAAGGCCGATGATCTTCTGGATCAGCGCATCGAGGTCGTCCAGAAACGGGATGATTTCCGCGAGGGTCAGGTTCGCCCAGTCCGGCGCGGTGGGTTTGCGGTTGTTGCCCGAGGCGGCGGAACCGGTCATAGCGACCGGAGATCCCTTGGCGAAATCCTGGGGCAGCGGATCGGTCAGCACGAAGGTTCGGGTCTTCTTGTCGATGGACTTGATGTAGGTGAACACCGGCAGCGCCACAGTCAGCGGGCCGACGACGATCCAATCGTCCTCGGCGAAGCCGGTCACGTCCTTGACCACAATGCTGCGGTCACCCTTCTTGGCGTCGGCGTCGAGGACGGTGACGACGAACCGGTCCCAGGCGTCCTCGAACGCCTTGATGCCCAGGAGTTCGCCGATGGCGCGCAGGAGCATGAGAAAGCCGTCGAGGGACGGTGTGCCCGCCACGAGAAAGATCGCGCCGATTTCCGCGTTGTCGGAAAAGATGGGCCGTTCCATGTCGCCCATGTCGTCGATGGACTTCTTCCACCGCGCCTGCCAGCCGGGCCAGCCATAGGCCACGGCAGTCGTGCCGAGCGGCAGGTCCTCGGGCTTCACATCGCCCTCGCGGATTTCCGCGCCGTGTGCCTCACCCTCGGCCATCGCCTGTTTAATCTTGTCCCAATCGAAGGAGCGCACCTGGTAGAAAGGCCAGCCCGCGCAGTCGTAGTAAAAATAAATGCCGGTGTGGAGGATGTCCGACATCGTCTCTTCGAGCAGGGTGATCAGTTCCTGGATCAGGGCGCGCAGCGGATCGGTCACGTCCACCAGCAGGTCGGCCAGCATCTCGATGGCCGAGGCGATGGTCTCGGCGGCCGTGCCGATCTGCTCGCAGACGACTCCCACCTGCTCGGTCGCGTCGGCGACCGGCCCCGGAAACAGGCTTTGCAGATTGAACTCAGCCCACTGATTCATCGCTCGATTTCGCTCCTTGAAAGTATTGAACCGTTTTCGCCATGCCCTCGATGCGCCTCGCCTCCTGTTCCACCAGTTCATGGCGGATCAGTTCCACCAGCTGCGCGATCCGTTTCAGCCGCTTGACCATTCCCGGCTCCTTGGCCTTCTCCCAACCCATCACGGCACCGCGAAAAACTGGCGCGTCGACAGCGACGCGGTAATGGCCGACAGAAGCGCGCTCACAGCCGCTGCGACGGCGGTGTTGAAGGTCGCGAGCGCCCCCGCGATCTGCGAACCGATGACCGGGTTGGAACCGGAGAATGATCCGGCCAGCGCACCCAGCGCCGTATTGATTGCGGCGGTGTAGGTGGTGAACGCTGTGGAAAGCGCCGTTCCGTTGACCATCGGAGCCGATGCGCCGGGAATAAATACGCCGCCCCAGCAATTGATCATCGGCGGCGGGCTGCCGATCTGGATCGCTGCGGGCATGGGCACACCCATCGCGTTTGCAACCATGATGTCCAGGTTCCCGCCGACCAGTACCTGCTTCGACTTGGCCACGGCTTCGAATTCAGCGCCAAGCACCTTGGTCTTGCGATCCGAGCCGACGGTGACGCTTTGCAATCCCTCGACATCGACCGTCTGCCCGCCCTCGACCCGCTGGACGTGGTTGCCCATGACCTCGGCTTTGGTCGCGGCGGATTTGAGCTTCAGGTAATTTTCATCATCGGGGTCGTCGAACGTGGCCGCGTCGTCGAGCACGCCGTGGATCGCCGTTTCGCCCTTTTCCAGGACGCGCAGCGACTTGCCCTTGATGGTCTCCGTTGCCTTGCGACCGATAGTGGAAGTTCGATTCTCGCCGATGGTCTCATTCAATGTCCCATCGACCGAGCGCGCTTCTGAACCGGTGACCGTCATTTTCAGGTTGTAGCCGTTGACGATGATCTCGCCGGTCTGCGGTTTGAGCTTGATGCACTGGCCGACGCGGTCGGTGATGACGATCATCCCGACCTTGGCCCCAACCGGTGTGCGGTTGTTGATCAGCACCGCGCCGTCGACAAACGGGTTCGTGGGATCGCCGCCCCAGAAGGCCACCGAGACCTCGCTGTCCACTTCCGGCAGCGCGAAGATGCCCCAGCCGTCCATCGCCATCGGGGATTTCACGGGAATAAAGGGCAGCGCCAGAACCTCGTCGTTGTCGCCGGGGATTTCCACGTCCACGCGGTAGTCGTCCTCGTGGACCTTGGTCACCACGCCCGAGAGCGAAAGGCGCATGTGCGGCCGCAGGTCCGGAGCCAGTTTCTCGATGAGGCCTTTGATTTCCTGCTCAAGACTCATCGATGCGCTCCATCTTCAGAAAAGTCCGGCTGCCGCCCTTGGGCGCGAGGAAATGCCGAACGGCCATGACATAGAAGTTCGAGGTGTCGCCCAGGCGGTCGGTCACCGAGACAACCATTGAATGGCGCACCGGCATACCGACGGTGAGGAGCGTGGACTGCCCCGATGTTTTCAAATCCAGGTCGAGAATGTTTTGCCCGTAGACGAACTCGAACAACGGCTGCTGGTCGAGGTCGCGCGGCTCCCAGCGGAACGCGCCGTCGTCGTCGATGAAGAAATCGTGCGGCAGCCCCGTGCGGTCGTTCACCATTTTGACCGCTTGCCAGACGGTGTTGCGGTAAAGAGGCAGCCGGTCCAGGACGTCCTCGATCTCGGTGATCTTGGAAACATCGATCCCCAGGTCGCCGACCATTTTGCGAAGGATCGAGGTCGGCGTTTCGTCCTGGAAGGTGATCGTCAACTTGGTTTCGAAGAGCAGGCGCAGGGCGTCCGCGCCGAAAATCGTGAGCCGCTTTTTCGGCAATACGTCGACCACCGTGCCGGTGAAAATCGCCTCCAGGTCGAAGCCCTTGTAACCGTGGCGCACGACAAGCGGCGCGTCCTTGTCCACCTGGACCGCAAGGTCGCCAGGCAGATCGGGCAGCACGATCTCGCAGGCGTCGGCGGTCGGCTCGCGGCTCGACCACACCGACATTCCGGCAATTGAACTCAGCGTCAGATCGCCGAGGGCGACTTCCGTCTTGGGGCCGAGGTAATTGATCGATTGCGGCTGCATCATTCGCTCCCCGGTCTGCTCGGACCGCCGCCGCCCATCGCGTCCTGCTTGCCCGCGTTGAAGGCGTCGCGCATGGCCGAATCTTCCTGGCTATGCCCCGCCGCGTCGTCCGCGCCGCCGGAATCGGGCGTGTCACCTCCCGATCCGCCGGATCCGCTTCCACTCCCGCTGCCTCCGGAACCGCCGCCCGAGCCACCACCGCCGCTGCCGCCACGGTCATCGACGGCCGCCTCGATGGGTTCGAACTCGGTCAGCGATACGGTCACCTCCAGTTGGTCCGTCCCTTCGGCGTCGGAAATCTCCAGACCCTTGAGGAGCACGGTCTGGATGCGGCAGGCGTCGGTCAGCGGACTCTGGATCGAGAAGACGCGGGGCAGCGAGTCCGCGTTGTCGCGCTTGCGGAAAGCGTCCTGGAGGACGGCGTATTTATCCAGAGCGGTCTTGCCATCGTCATCGGAGAACAGGCGCAGCCCGATGCTGATTTCGCTGTCCTGATAGCCGACGGCCTGCTTGATCTTCCCCGAACGACCGGGCGCCTCGACCTCATCGATCCGCACTTCCTGGCGCACGCGCATCTGGCCGTGGGGCACCGGAAACTCGAACAGCACATTGGCAATATCCGGCGTGCCGTCGGACTTCACATCACCCAGCTTCACGTAGGTCGGCCCGTCGTTGGTGTACTCATCCGGCATAGGCCGCCCCCCATCGCCGGTTGAGCCGGGCGAAGAGTTCCTCGAGGCGCGCCTCCAAGTCGTCCACCGCCTCACTCGTGCCGGTCACGTTGATGACGATGGCCCCGCGTTCGACGACCAGGGAGCTACCGGAACTGGCAGGCGAGGATGCGTATCGGGAGCGCGGCGCTGGCATCTCGATAGCGCCGGGCGTGAGCGTCACATCCTTGAGCGCCGTTTCCACGCCGCGCATCGGCGCATCGGATTCCTGGACGAGACCCTTGGTGAAGGTCGGGAAGAACGCCTTGCCGGATGCAGTCAGATCGGAGAGCGGGCCGCGCCTCGCATCGGAGCCGGGCAACAGATCCCGAATCCACCCCAGCACCTTGGTGACGCCGCCCTTGAGGGATTCCCAGGTCGCCATGATGCCGTCCTTGAAAGCGGTGATCAGGCCGACGCCAGCGTCGTAGAAGATGGTGCCCAGGCCGGAAAACCATCCGACGATGGCTCCGAAATAGCCTTTGATTCCCTCCCAGACGTCCACGAACATCTGCTTGATAGTGATCCACGCGCCGGACCAATCGCCGGTCAGAATTTGGATACCCGCTTTGAAAATGCCGCTGACAATTGCCCAGCCGATCCGGACGAGGTTGGCGATCATGTTCCAGACCGTGGCGATGGTGAGCTTCACGAAGGCCCAGGCGGCCACGGTGACGGTCTTGATCACGCCCCAGGCGAAGGTGAGGTATCCGGTCACAAAAGCGATGGCGGGAACCAGATAGGCGTAGACGACCTTGCCGAAGCCCACGAGATAGGTGTGGACAAGCGGCCAGACCTCGGCGGTGTAGCTGCTCACCGCTTGCCATGCGCTGGTCAGCGTCCCGACGAAATACCCGACGCCGTAGGCGACCGAGATCAGCACCGGCATGAAGGTGGTTTTCAGCGCCGCGCCCACGCGGGCGACCATGTTCCGGAATGTCTCGCTCTTCTTGTAAAGGAGGTAGATGCCCGCTCCGAGGGCGACCACGCCCAGAATCACGAGCCCCACCGGATTGAGGAACAGCGACAGCAGCGCCTTGCCGACGCCGATGATGCCAGTCTTGAGTACCGTCATCAGGCCGCCAGCCTTGGCGACCGCCGCGCTCATGCTCAGGATGGAGGCAATCGACCCGGCAAAGCTGCCCGCCAGCCAAAGCGCCCCGCCACCGAGAACGAGGATGGCGGTGGAGGCCAGCGCCAGCGTGCCGACGACCTTGACCAGAGTCGGATGGTTGTCGGCGAACGCCTTGAATCCCTTGGCCGCACGTCCGAGCCAGATTGCGGCGGATCGCAGCGCCGGAAGCATGGCGTCGCCCAGGACGAGAGCCGCGTTTTTCACGTTGTTCCAGGCGATCCGAGCCTGCGCGCCGAA